TCGGACTTCCTGAAGCACTACATCCCGACAGCCAGGTTCACCGACATCCGCTGGGAGTTCCGCAACCGCGAGAACAACGTCTTCATCGTCAAGGGCTACGGCGCGAAGACGGGCGTGCGTGGTGCCAAGGAACTGGGCGTGCGGCCGCAGCTGGCAGTGCTCGATGACTTGATCAGTGACGAGGACGCCCGATCGGCCACGGTGATCAACGCGGTTGAAGACACGGTCTACAAAGCTGTGGAATACGCGCTCCACCCGCGCAAGAACATGGTGATCTGGAGCGGTACGCCATTCAACGCCCGTGATCCGCTGTACAAAGCCGTCGAGTCCGGCGCCTGGAGCGTGAATGTGTTCCCGGTGTGCGAGCAGTTCCCCTGCACCCGGAAAGAGTTCCGTGGCAGCTGGCCAGATCGGTTCGATTACGACTACGTTAACAACCAGTACGAGAAGGCGCTTAAGCTGGGCAAGATCGACACCTTCAACCAGGAGCTGATGCTGCGGATCATGTCGGAAGAGGATCGGTTGATCCTGGATTCCGATATCCGTTGGTACTCGCTGGAGTCGGTGCGCAAGAACAAGCACATGTTCAATTTCGGTATCACTACCGACTTTGCGACCTCGTCCAGGGAAGCCGCGGATTACTCAGTCATCTCCGTGTGGGCGTACAACAGTAACGGTGACTGGTTCTGGGTTGACGGCATTTGTAAGCGCCAGACCATGGACAAGAACATCAACGGTCTCTTCCGACTGGCCCAGGAGTGGCGGCCGCAGATAGTCGGCATCGAAGTCTCGGGCCAGCAGGGAGGCTTCATTCCCTGGATCCAGGACCAGATGATCCAGCGCAACGTCTGGTTCTCGCTGGCATCGGAAAACAACAGCGCGCTGCCTGGCATTCGGCCGAATACCAACAAGGTGGTGCGCTTTCAAACTGTTGTCCCATGGTTCAAGGCCGGGAAAATGTTCTTCCCCCACGAGAAAAGAAAAGAGCCTGAGATGCAGGAAGCTGTCAGTGAACTATCACTTGCTTCGCCCGGAGGCTTCAAGAGTAAACACGACGACTTTATCGACACCATCTCAATGTTGGCGTCGTTGGGGTTATGGAAACCGTCTGAAGATGTCATAATGTCGCCGTCAGACGGTAACGATATCTGGGAAGCGGATATGGTCGAAGAACGAGACAACTCCATGGGCTCCTATCTGGTATGAGGTCACTATGAAACTACAAGACATTTACGATCAGCTTGCCTACGGCGAACTGCGCATGTTGAACCTGGGTTCAGGCAACCTTGATTCTGAAGAAGATGGGTTTCCCAAGGAGTCTTTCAAGAAGATCCTGCCCACGATCCAATTGGGTCTGACGGAACTCTACAAGAAGTTCCTGCTGCGCGAGGGGCATATGACCGTGCCGCTGGTCGAGGGCCAGGTGACTTACGTCCTCACGGCAAAGAAGGATGCACCGAATGATTTCAGAGATGACCTGTTCAAGATCGAACGGATCAAAGGGATCTGGTACGGAGAAGAATACGAAATCCCGCTGAACCGGATCAGCAACAAAGCTGCTATCCGGACAACCAGCCACAACACGATGCTGGTGCCAAATAACGAGGATTACGCTCCCTGGCTCAAAGAAACCACTCAACTGAATATTGCCTACCGGGCCAATCATCCGCAGATCAATATCAACTTGGCCAATTCGGCACCGCTGGCAACTGAAATTGATCTGCCGATGACTCACCTGCAGGCTTTGCTGTACTTCATTGCCAGCCGCCTGCATAACCCGATTGGCATGCAGGACCAGTATCACGAAGGCAACAACTTCGCTGCGAAATATGAAAATGAACTGGTCCAGCTGCAGATGCTAAACTACGAAATTGACAACGATGCCGATGGAGATCGGGTCCGACAACAAGGATGGGTATAGGCCATGGCTGAAGATCTGACAGAAAGGCAGACTGAAGAAAAGGTAGCGGAGCTGGCGCCAGAAAACTGGAAGAACCCGCCAAAGCTGATGGATCTCAAGGGTGACCTCGAGAGTTCCGACAGCGCCCACAATGCCCAGAAACAGAGGATCGATACCTGGCTGGATTATCTGCACGTCCGTGGCCAGGCCAAGCCGAAGACCTTGAAGAACCGGTCAAGCATCCAGCCAAAGCTGATTCGCAAGCAGGCCGAATGGCGGTATGCCTCACTGTCGGAGCCCTTCCTGGCAACCGACGACATGTTCAAGGTCGAACCCAAGACTTGGGAAGACGCTGAGTCAGCGCGTCAGAACATGTTGGTTTTGAACAACCAGTTCAACACCCAGATCGATCGACAGGCCCTGGTCGACGATTACGTTCGTGCAGCAACCGATGAGGGTACTGCTATTCTCAAGGTCGGCTGGATTTCAGAAGAGGAAGAATACGAAGAGGTAGAACCCATACTGGCCTTTGTCGAGGATGAAGACGTGATTCCGCTGATGCAGGAACTCATGGCGATGGAGGAGAACGATCCGACACGTTTCAAATTTGACGTGCCAACCGAACTCAAGAAAGCTCTCGAAGAAACAAAAGAAACCGGTCGGCCAATGAAGCCCCTCATCAAGGACTACGAGACAGTCAAGAAAACGCGGATGGCGAAGAATCATCCGACGATTGAAGTATGTGACTACGACGATGTAATCATCGATCCGACGTGTAAGGGGAACTTCGAGAAAGCCAGCTTCGTCATCCACCGGTTCGAGACTTCGCTGTCTGAGCTCGAAAAGGATGGCCGCTACAAAAACCTCGATCAGATCATGGTCGAACAGAATTCTTCAGCCCTGGCTGACGCTGATAACACCATGCCAACCCTGGAAGGTCATAACTTCAGGTTCAGTGACAAACCACGCAAGAAGATGTATGCCTACGAGTATTACGGCTTCTGGGACATCGACGGTACCGGCGTAGTCAAGCCGATTCTGGCCACCTGGATTGGCAGCGCCATGATACGGATGGAAGAGAACCCCTTCCCGGATGGCTTGCCCCCGTTCGTTACCGCACAGCTGATGCCGGTCCGGAACTCGGTCTATGGCGAGCCCGATGGTGAGCTGCTGAAAGACAACCAGCAGGTGCTGGGTGCCGTGATGCGAGGCATGATCGACATCATGGCCCGAAGTGCCAACGGTCAGCAGGGCTCTCGCAAAGATGCCCTGGATGTGACCAACAAGCGGAAATTCCAGCGAGGTGAGGACTACGAGTTTAACGGCAACGTGGATCCCCGCGCAGCCTTCCACATGCATACCTTCCCCGAGATTCCGAACTCCGCTCAGTACATGCTTCAGCTGCAGAACTTCGAGGCTGAATCCATGACCGGGGTGAAGGCATTTGCCCAGGGCATCAACTCCGATGCACTTGGCGACGTGGTTGCCGGGATCAAGGGTGTCATGGATGCCGCGGGCAAGCGTGAAACTGGAATCCTTCGGCGCCTGGCCAAAGGCATGACCAAGGTTGCTCGTAAGATCATCGCAATGAATGCCGAGTTCCTGGATGATGAGGAAGTCATTCGGGTGACGAATAAGGAGTTCGTCACAGTCCGAAGAGACGACCTGGCAGGAAACTTCGATCTCCGTCTCGACATCGCTACCGCGGAAGAAGACAATGTCAAGGCACAGGAGCTGGCCTTCATGTTGCAGACGATGGGCGCCAACCTCGATCCAGGCATGACCAAGCTGATCCTGCGGGACATCGCACGGCTTCGCAAGATGCCTGAGCTGGCTAAACAGATCGAGAACTACGAACCACAGCCTGATCCGATGCAGCAACAACTACAGCAGCTGGAAATGGCCAAACTACAGGCTGAAATCAAGAAGATTGAAAGTGAGATGGTCGAGAACCAGGCCGAGGCCCAGTACAAGGGTGCCAAGGCTCGCGAGACTTCATCCAGCGCTGATCAGAAAGATCTGGATTTCGTTGAACAGGAGTCTGGCGTGAAGCAGGAACGGGAGAAGGAACTCAGGGGTGCACAAGCTGAAGGAAACATACGGCTTGAATCACATAAAGCCGGTCTTGAAGCAGGAAAAGCAGCGCTTGAGCAAGATAATGAATTAGCAACCGAGTTAGACAAATACCTTGCAGGAAGTATAAACTAAGGTATAGTATGCGCAACAACGAAGCCACCTATTAACTACACAAGCAATGATGGGACTTACATGAGCCAAGAAATCAAAGATCTCGAAGTTAGCATCGAAGAAGCACAGGCGTTTATTGAACTCCAGCATGCAGCCGACCGTCTTCGTAAGAACAAGGACTTTCAGCTGCTGATTCTGGAAGAGTACTTCAAGAACGAGCCGGTTCGGATGACCGAAATCCTGGCTGTTCCGCAGGCCCAGGACGAACGCACGCAGGGGCAGATCCATGCAGCCCTCCGCGGCGTCAGCGAACTGAAACAGTTCTTCAACAAGATTCAGCACCAAGCCATGAATGCGGAGTCGGCCATTGAAGAAGCCAACGCAGAAATCGATGGCATCCATGAGGAAGGAGACCTTCACTAATGACTGACGCCAACGAGAATTCAGGCCAGGAAACCCTGGGCATGTCCGATGAGGACTTTGCTAACCTGAACACCGCGTTCATCGATGAAGCTCCTGCCGAAGAAGACGCCGGTGAAGAAAAGAAACAGACACCGGCCGCCGAAGCCGAAGGCACCCCCGCAGGGGGTGACGAAGGCGAAGGCGAGCCCGCCACCCCAGCAGACGGGGAAGAAGAAGAAGATGCCGGTGCCGAAGGTGCCGACGAGAGTGAAGATCCTGACGATTCAGAGGATGAACCCGAAGAAGGGGAAGAAAAAGAAGACAAGCCTGACGAAGGGGATCAGGACGAGAAAGACAAGAAGAAAGATGATGGCGAAGACCCTGACGAAAAAGACGATGAGCCGGACACTGCGGCAAAAGCGTTCTTCGACAAGGTAACCGCCCCGTTCAAAGCGAACGGAAAGGAGATGCAGATCAAGGATGCTGATGATGTGGTTCGTCTCATGCAGATGGGTGCGAACTACAACAAGAAAATGTCGGCCCTAAAGCCTTCGCTGAGACTGGTGAAGATGCTTGAGCGCAACAAGCTCATGGATGAGGACCGACTTAGCTTCCTGATTGATCTGGACAAGAAGGATCCGACAGCAATCGCGAAACTGATCAAGGATAGCGACCTGGACCCAATGGATCTGGATCTGGAAGAGGGTCAAAAATACGAGTCATCCAACAAGTATTCCGTTGATGAACGCGAAATGGCGCTTGACGAGACAATCGAGGATCTGAGAGATTCCCCGACCTTTGACAAGACCCTGGACGTGGTCTCCAACAAGTGGGATGATAAGAGCCGTAACATCGTTGCCAATACACCTGAACTGATGCGGGTTATAGACGACCACATGAAAACTGGCGTCTACGATGTAATCAGTACCGAGGTTGAGAAGGAACGGACGTTAGGTCGTTTGAATGGCATGACCGAGATTGAAGCATACCGACAGATTGGTGACCGTCTCAACGAGGAAGGTGCATTTGCTCACCTGTTCAAGAGCAAGGAACAGGATCCTGCACCCAAGCCCGAGAAACCCACCAAGACGGCGGATGATGCCGAAGCACGGAAAGCCAAACGAAGGGCTGCAAGCCCAGCAAAAGCTGCTCCATCGTCAGAGAAGAAACAGGACTTCAACCCTCTGGCCCTGAGTGACGAAGAGTACATGAAGCAGACTGACAACCGTTTTTTGTAACACCACAACTCAACCTATAACAAGAACAATAAGGTGAACGACTATGGCTAACGAACGTACGTACAATGACCCGATTGGAGGTACTCCCTCCGAAATAGGTCCTCAGATCCGCCAGGATCATTATCTGAAGCAGGCCCTGATCGAAGCTCGGCGCTTGCAGTACTTCATGCCGCTGGCTGACGTGACTGCAATGCCGAAGAACATGGGCAAGAAGCTTCGCAAGTACCACTATCTGCCGCTGCTCCACGACGAAAACGTCAACGACCAGGGTCTCGACGCCGCTGGCGCCGCCATTGCCGACGGCAACCTGTATGGCTCCAGCAAGGACATCGGCACCATCACCGGCAAGCTCCCGGCCCTGTCGGAAACCGGTGGCCGCGTCCACCGTGTCGGCTACACGCGCAAGGAAGTCCAGGGTACGATCGAGAAGTTCGGCTTCTTCGATGAATACACCCAGGAATCTCTCGACTTCGATTCCGATGCCGAGCTGATGCAGCACATCAACCGTGAAATGCTCAACGGCGCCACCGAGATCACCGAAGACGCTCTGCAGATTGACCTGATCAACAGTGCCGGTGTGGTTAGATTCGGCGGTGCTGCCACGTCCAATGCAACTGTCGACAGCACCAGCGTTGTGGACTACGGCGACCTGCTTCGCCTGTCGATCACCCTGGACGACAACCGTACGCCGAAGCAGAGCAAGGTCATCACCGGCACCCGCATGGTCGACACCCGTACCATTGCTGGTGGTCGAGTGCTGTACTGTGGTTCGGAACTCCAGCCGACGCTGGAAGCAATGACCGATCTGCACGGCAACCAGGCATTCATCGGTGTTCACCACTACGCAGCTGGTTCCACGATCCTCAACGGCGAAATCGGTTCGATCGGCTACTTCCGCATCGTCATCGTTCCCGAGATGACCCGCTGGGCAGGCGGTGGTGCAGCCTCCGATGCCAACATGTCTGACTACTACAACGACGGCACGAACTACGACGTGCTGCCGATGCTGGTGGTTGGTGATGGCTCGTTCTCGACGATCGGCTTCCAGACGGATGGCAAGACCGTCAAGTTCAAGATCATGAACAAGCGTCCCGGCGACGAGACGGCGGATCGGACCGATCCCTACGGCGAGCTGGGCTTCATGTCCATCAAGTGGTACTACGGCTTCCTGCTGCTTCGTCCCGAGCGCATCGCTCTGGTCAAGACCGCGGCTGCCCTGTAACACCTGGTAACAACCTGGGGGGACTCCAAGTTGGAGTCCCCTCTTTTCCACAGGCAGTAACCAATCATCAAACAACGGGATAACGTAATGAGTGATGAAACCAAAAATAGCCAGAGCGAAGATGCAGCCATCGAAGCTGCCGAGCTCGAAGCCCTGAAGAACCAGGCCAAACAGTTGGGTGTTCAGTTCCACCCCAACATCAAGGCCGAAAAGCTCCGGGAAAAGATCAAAGACGCCGCAGCCAAGCCGGATGATGAATCCAGGCCTGAAGTGAACGATACACCGGATCCCCAGGCAAAGAAAACGGTCACCAAGCGGGATCACCTCCAGGCTGCTGGACGCCTTCGGCGTGTCCGGATTACCTGCATGAACCCGGCCAAGAGTGAATGGGAAGGTGAAATCTTCACCGCAGGCAACAGCGTTGTCGGCAATTTCCGGAAGTACGTGCCCTTCGAAAAAGAGTGGCATGTTCCTCAGATCATCCTGAACATGATCGAAGACCGCAAGTACCAGACCTTCTACACGATTAAGGACAAGCGCACCGGTCAGCGAGGCCGCAAGGGCAAGATCGTGAAGGAATTCTCGATTGAAATCCTGCCGGACCTTGACGAGAAGGAACTGAAATCTTTGGCACAGCGCCAGGCCATGGCCAATGGTACTGCTGAAGCATAAGTAGTACCTGGCTCACTGAAATAATAATAAGAAAAGGAGCAGTGCCGTGGCAGAAATAGAACGATTGCAGGTTTCCGATTTCACCGACGAAAATCTCGAAGGTGCTGGCGTATTTGATGCATTCATGCGAGCCACCAAAGCTCACGTTGCACATGAGTACGACAAGAACCGGATCAAAGGACCTGAGTATGCCACGGTTTATTTGAGCGCCCTGAACGCTACGGCCGACAGGGCGCTCGAATTTTTGATGCGCAAGGACGAGCAGTGGCTCCGAAACCGTGCACTCGAGATCGAGCTTGAAAAAGCCGAACTTGAACGAGACAAGATAGAGGCCGAGAAACGCCTCATCGAAGCCCAAATTCTGAAAGTTGAGGCTGACGTGGACAAGACTCGTGAAGAGATCTTGCTGATCACTGCGCAGCTTCAAAACCTCGATGTCGAACGCCTGAACATCCAGGCCGACACCCACTACAAGGATGCCCAGACCCGCAAGGTTGCTTCCGAGGAAGCACTCATTGCTGCCCAGATCGAGAAACTCGGTCGGGAGAACGAACTGATCGAAGAGCAGCGGAACAAGCTGATAGAGGAAACCAATCTACTGAAAGAACATGTCCTGACAGCGGTTGTCGAGCGCTCGATTACCGAAGAGCAGCTCAACAAAATAAGGAAAGAAATCAAGATGCTCACTGAGCAGATTGAATCAGTGATCCTCGAGCGTGACCTGACCCTGGAACAGATCAACAAGCTCAAGGCAGAAATTGATCTGCTGGCCAAGCAGCTCCTTAAGCTGGATTCCGATATTGAGCTGACCGGCGCTCAAACTGATCTGACCATACAACAGACAGAGAACGCCAAGGTTGAGTACAAAGTTCTTGAAGCCACCGAATGCAAGCTCAAGGCCGAATTCAACATGATCATGAAGCAGATAGAGAAAATTGGTGAAGAGATTGGCCTATTGAATCAACGGACCAAGACCGAGCAAGCTCAAACCAATGCCAGCGCTATGGGTGAAGACTCGATTCTGTGGACCCAGCGGAACCTTTACCGGAGTCAGGCAGATGGATTCCTCCGGGATGCAGAGCAAAAAGCCGCCAAGATGATGATTGATACCTGGAATGTGCGCCGGACAACGGACGAGAGCCTCGACAGCCCGAATGCACTTAAAAATGATGATATCAGCGCTGTGGTGAGAAAGATGGCATCAGGTATCGGCGTAGCTGGTATCTGATAGCGCCGAATGGGTATATTCGCTACCAAGAAGAAGCGATACGTCGACACCCAGGTTTCCCGGGTGATCGACGATGAACAGCTTCCAACGCCACTGAAGACGGCCATGTTCGAGGCTATTTATGATCCCAATGGGGACATTACGACATCCGTGAAGAACGCCAGTCTGTTAGGCCCTGGCCGCAACTTCGAGAAGATGTACCGACATGCCAAGACCCCCGGCAAGTACGTCTATGGTTTGCCTGATGTTCGGCTGCTCAGCACAGAGCAGGCAACCAGTGCTGCCCGGACTGTCATTAATGAGCAAGTGGAGCCCGGCAAGGACATTGCCTTTGAATACATTCACTACCGTCCACTGAACAACCACCACAAAGCCTGGAAACACCTCCACGAGGAGTTGGATTACGATCGTGACACCAACGAGATCAAGGGCCTGACACCTGCCTTTGACAATGAGCAGGAAAAGGAAGGGCGATACCTGACCAAGATTGTTGCCGTGCACCGCGGAGATTCAAATTTTACCTTGCCTTCAACTGGTGGAACTTTGGAAACCAATGACAAGGTGGATCCACAAAGCATGGGTACCTGGGGGCGGGAAGCCGTTCGGAGATCTGCCTATGCCCCTCGCTCAGGCCTGCTGCAGGAATACGATACGATCCAGGACGTGGATCCTGCACAGTTTGAGGGTGGCGCCAACCCATTCGTTTACAACTATCGTATTGGCCCTGCTGAAACCGAATCTGTAGAGCTCCATTACACCTGGGAAGCAAAAGACATTACCTATGATGATGATGGCAACATCACCAACATCGATCGCCAGGTCCACGAAGACATGACCGTAGTTGACCTGTCAGAGTATTTCCAGGCAGACCCGGAAGACCATCCGAAAGCCAATGACTACAGCGAACAAGAGATCTACCAGGCGAAGTATAGCTATAGGACTGCTGGGGGAGAAACAGTTGTCAAGTTCTGGGACTATACCCCAGGTGATGGCACTTACCCTGAGCTGGATGAAGTCTATGAGCCGCTTCCTTCTTCAGAGCGGGAACCTGGTACTTATTTCCCCTTCGCCGTGTTTCGGTCCAACCAGGAAGATCGGACTACAGAAAATGCCCCTGGCTTCGGGAGTACAAAAAGGCTACTCGACTACATCAATATTGATTTTGCTGAACTCGGTGCAAGCATGCATGACACCGAGGGTAACGACAACAATATCAAGGACATTCGACAAGCTGTCATGATGATGGCAGTACCTCTGGATTCCCAAGACCAGATTGACATGGAGTACCTGTTCAGTTACTTCAAGAATGTGTACAGCCAGGTGAAAGACGAGTATCCAGATTCCGATCGAACCAGTGTGGATGAACTATTGGGGCGCACCGGAGGTGCTCGGAAAGCATCCTATGCACTGGAGTTCTCGGATGCTGATTTCAACATGGTCATTTCATTTGACAAGATTAAACGAAGCTTCAAGACCTCCAGGAACGGTGAAGACCTTGGACCGGTTGGGACCTTTAGCAGCCACGTCGAAAACCTTGATGGAAGTGAGTACATCCCGGTTGATGAAGGTGACAAAGACAAGACAATCATTCCACGCCGACGGATCATTCGCAAGCAGGTGATTGTTAGCGCCGAGAATGGAACTTCCCCTGGTTTGATCGAAGAGATTATCATTGACAACGCAGTATTCAAGACTGTTGTCAAAGAACTCCGGAAGAAAGATTTGACAGTTGAAGGCGGAGTCGACGATGAACGTCTACTGATTCCTGTGGATTACAACATTGCCAAGGAAATGCCCTATCTGAGGCGGGAAATACTTTATTTCCGTTCACTGCATTTTGTCTTCAATTCTTATATTGAACAGAAGATCAAATGGTATCAAAGTGGTCTCTTTAAAGCAGTCCTAATTATTGTTGCCATTGCTGTTTCCTGGTTCATGGGAGATTGGTCAGGACAGCTTGCACAGGCTGTGGCTGCGGGCGCTGGTGCCGTAGCGATTACTGCAGCTGCCCTTGTCATTCTGAGATTTACAGTAGCCTTTATCCTGAGGACTCTGATCCTGGATTACATTTTCAAAT